GATGGTCTTCTTTTCCTGTGCGCTTCTTGTGCATAGGACAAAGACCATTGACCTCTTCACCACGTTGTGCAGCAAGTGGCAAGTCAAGTGAGAGAAGAACTTTTTCTACATCCACTACTTGCTCCAATTCATGCAGTAGGTGCACTTGGTCATCACAGACTCATCGTGGAAGCAACCAGTCTCCCAACGCCAAGTAATAGCAGTCTCACTTGGTGGGCAGTTACGTGATTGAACAATCTTTAATAAACGAATCTCTTCATCTTCTTCAACTGGTTCAAGACCAAGGATGACATCTGAATCCTGGAAGAACGAAGAGGAGTATCCGATTGAGTCTGCAGTTACCTTGCCAGCACGCATCTTCCACAGCAATGTCTGTGTGGTGATAACGATTGGCTTGTTAATCTTTTGAGCAAGACGCTTGAGAGCGCGAGTTATGTTGGTAATTGCTTGAGGCGTATTCATCTCGCCTGTAATTTCATCCATCATCAAATAAACACCATCAACAAACACAATGTCAGGATTGCACTGCTCAATCTTTGCTGACAGCGCTGATACGGTGATTCCATTGACTGCATCTACTAGATGAAACGGATGCAACTTCTCCATGTCATTGAGCATGTCAATGTAACGACTCTCTTCTGCTGGCAATAACTTTCCACGACGCAGACGACCATGAGAGATGTTTGAACGCATAGCGTCATGGCGCTGTTGTTGTTCGTGATTGTTCATCTCAAATGACTGGAACATTGGAACATAACCAAGTTTGTGAACATTGATAGCCATCTGTAGAGCAATTTGAGACTTACCAGTCTTTGGTGGAGCAATGATGGTAATTAGTTGACCGCCCTGTAAGCCTGCAGTTGCTTCATCAATCTTTTCAAACCCAGTTGGTATACCAAGGAACTGTTTGTTCTGCAGAGCCTTGTAGTCTTCGTAGCGTTGTTCTGTGTTCTTTGACAAATCGACTTCGTGAGTTCCAAGTACGCCCTGCTCATTGACTTTAGCAATTGCCTGCTCCATAGCAAGAAGAGCGGCATCGTGATTATTGTCCTGCAGTAATTCAACAGCGTTTTCAAGTCCTTGACGAGTAAGAAGTCGACGACGGAAATCGACCATCGTGTCAAGAAGATATTCAATAGAATCTTCTACATCAAGAATTTTGAAGTTTGGATAATGGTCTTTGACTGTTACGCCAGTAGGAACTTCACGATACTCGCTGTAATGCTTGCGAACGAATGTCCAAACTTTGCGGTTATCTTCGTCAAGAAACCACGCATCTTGAACTCCACGTGAAAGCGCAGGAACAATGTCGCGGTCACGAATTACTTTGCTGACCAGACGATGTTCGTTATCTGCTGCCATGTCGCCCCCTCTAGGCTCTAAAGATTGGCTAGTTCTACTCCTGCTGACCCATATCGTGCAACTCTGTCGGGAATGTCAATTACTCCCCTTAAGTTTGGACGATACGGAAGCATCGTGACTAACTCATCTACACTTTCGTACAGTTGCCAGTAGTTAAACGGATTAACTACACGGCGTTCTAACTTTTCAAAGGCCTTGTCAAGAAGTTCTTCTGTCCAACCCTCTGATGCAAAACCAGCAAGTTCTAAAGAAATGCCGTAGTTATTGGCAAGTATCCACAATCTGTTGGCTCCAAGCAAATCCACGTCTCCAACTTTGTAAGAAATTTTCTTTCCAAGAAGTCGTCGAGACTCTTCTTCAAGTAATTTAATTACAACATCTGTTACTGCAATTACCTGTGGAGAGGAGACGTTGGATATGTCTCCGTTCTTCATAAGACTTCTATCTTAGCGTACTTGACTACAAACTCGCGGAACTTCTCTGCGCTGTCGTTTGCTTCAAGTGCGAGTTCCTCTGGAATCTCGTGTGGAACAAGGATGGAGTAATGCCCATCATTCATATACATGCGCTCTTCTACAAAGCGTGAATGTTTGCAATTAAATTGTTTCTTCCATTTGGGACAACTGCAACGAAGTTTTTTCGATTCAGTATCGACTTCAACTTCAAAAATGCCAGCAGCCTGTGCAGAGATAAACAGTTGGACTGTTCTCCACGTTGTCTTCATGCTGCTCTCTTTCATTGCGCTCCTCTAAGGTCAGAGCCAAGAATCGGAACCCGAACAAAGGCTTCGTTAGCAAAACTTGCCATTGCTTCGCGGTACTGCGCTTCCCAGTTCTCCAGCATCACGTTAGTCGTTACTATGGTTGGCAACGCCTTGTCATACCGTGCTCGAAGTATCTCATCGAACGATGTGTCGTCGTACTTTGAACCGTATTCTTTTCCAAGGTCGTCTATAACAAGAATCCGAACGTTTAAGAAATCAAATTTCGAGCGACCATGAAGCCCATCAATTTCATAGACCATTTGCTTTTTGTCCTCTGGGTCCGCATCAAATGTCGATTTTTTCTTTGAAAGAAATTCAGGATAGGTCATGTAATAAATTGGGCGAGCATTGAGCCCATAGTCGCTCGCATTCATACCCAGAATCTTACGAGAGGCCTCGTCATCATCTGGGAGACGTCGGACCACCTCCATAGCGGCAACAACGGCGTGAGTCGTTTTGCCTATACCAGGCCCTCCGTCGAAAAGCATACCGACGCCATTGATACCGATGTTGCCAATCTGCTTTATGACATCGCCATGTATCACATCGTCAATCCACTGCATGTACTGCGGTGGCACACTGCCACTTCGTTCTTCTAAGTCAGGTATTTCAAGACCAAGAAAGCGACGTGGAATATTTGACGTGCGTAATAGCCAATGCTTTTTCAATGACGACAGTTGGTTTACGTCGTACACTAGTTGGCTCCCCTCAATCTCTTTTCGTAACGCTCTAACTGTGCTCTGCCAGATAAAGAATTTTGGAACTCTCTTCCATCGCTGGCAACAAGTGTCCCAATCTTAACCACAGGGTCTTTTATTGGCGCAACTTTGCCAAGTCCAAGATTCTCTCGTGCTTGATTCATCTTCTTGCCAAATGATGCAAGGTAAAGTTTGTAAAGGTGCGGTGCTTCATCGCCAATCTGTTTGAAGTTACTTTCATCTGCCATAAACAAACGAAGCAACTCAAGTTCAATTAAGGGAGTTGTTCCGTATTGCTTTCTAAACTTTGCAAGGGCTCCTGAGAGTGCTTTGACATTGACGGTTCCTGGGAGGAGGGGGTACTTGCGCCCAACGCGGTAAGAAAACTCTGCAGCGACATCCATTGCGGTCCACTCATGCTCTGGCCTCTTGCCACGAGTCTTGGGGTCGCGTTTACTGATTTTCTGCTGTGGAGCATCCTTTGGTTCAATGAGTCCAAAGCCTGCCAAATCTTCTCCATCATCAAATCCCTTCATAGGAACCTTTATCTCCTTCAGTGGCGCAGTATGCGCCACAAAGTCTTTTAATTTATTACTATCTTGGCTATTAGGTACTAATGGCTTATTAGTAGATTGGCTACGTGACTTATAGTCATGTGAGGTGCGGACATTAGCGTCCCCTATCTTTTTAGACTTAGGGGACTCTGGAGTCCTGTAGGAGTTGAGTCGGTATATGTCAACTCCACGATATCCGTTAGCCCTCTTGGTACGGATTCTAGAAATGAGTCCATGACCCTCTAGGGCCTTAAGAGCCCTTCTGACGGTCTTCTCATGGACATTGCCCGTCTCACTACGAAGTCGCTCTGCTGAGGCCTTTATAACCCCTTCAGAGCCCGATAAACGGCATAGAACGACTAGTAGTCGGAACTGGTAATCGGTTAATGGCGCCGAAAACGCCCCCTCTGGAATGTGCACGCTACTCCTTGTCGAATGGGCTGATGCCCTTCTTGCCTTCGTCTTCCTTAATCTTAGCCTCGATGGTCTTAGTCAGAACATCCAGAACGCCAGCGGTGATATAGGTGGCAAAGGCTTCGATAAAGGTACTCAAGGCCTCCTGCATCTCTTCATAGAGGACATCGGTGTCATCATCGTCATCGAAGTCCACCTCGATAACCTCAAGGCCATCCTCAATGTTCCATGTCTCAACGGCT